CAAATAGTTCGTCGCACACTTTTAAGATTCCTTTTGCTTGTAGCCAACCTTGGGGCCAGTATGCCGAAGGGGTGCACCAGAATCCGTTGATCTGCATTAGACCGTAAGAGCCGCCTGCCGTGTCCCGAGGGTTAAAAGCATCTTCCTCACAATTCGATTCTCGTTTAAGAACTCGTAGCAAAGTAGGTGTTTCGTTTGCAGGCCATCCCACACTCAAAGCAAGATTTAGAGCTCCTACGCATGCGGTCGCTGGGGTGGTGGTTGATGTCGTGCTCGAGGTCGTGGTCGGCATTGTGCCAAGCGGAATAGTGGCATAAGAGGTCGTGACGCTGACCTTAGACATGCCTTCAGGCGCGTCAGAAGCGTCCCAGAGAAGCGTTAAAGCTGCTAAGCCACATATTGCCCATGCTCCGATTTTAATCATTAGAAAGCTCATTGTTGAAAGTCCAGTTCTGTAGGTACGCCCCAAGAGTCGCCTGCCAAAGTTCGGAAGGCTATTTGTGCGCGGATAATTTTGTGGGTGTCTTCGTGTCGAAAGATCTGGACAAGGATTTCTTGTCCGTTGTCTAAATTGCATCGCCCAACTTCGTAGATGAAGACTTTGGGCTCGGTCATGTTTTGTACTCCTATCGTCGGTACTTCGACCATAGAGGATCAGTGTGCGCTATTGGGGGATTTCGGCGAACACTCTCTGAAAGGCTTGTTTGACAAGGGCTGGAGAGTCTGCCATAGCCGGCGTAATCTCATAGTGGTGCCAGTCTCCCCCGGGTGCACCGTGAATTTCAGGTTTGCTGTATGACTTCCAAGTTTGTCGATCGCAGCGATATCCGCGTCCAAACTTTTGTGGGAAATAATCAAGCACGCACTCAACTCCAAGTGCGTTTGCGTTAGCGATAACAATGTTTAGGAACGCGACTGCGCCTTTGCGATTAGCGGTTGGGTGTTGTTCGGTTTTGCGATATGAAAGATCCACTGCGCGCCCTGTCGCATGCACTGACAGATTCTCGGATCCGCGCATTGAGCGAACTCCCCAAGATCCGTTGTTCCAGATTGCTCCGTCGGCGTATTTAACTGCCTGTCGGATCCATTCGTCCATCCCTGCTCGAGGGCCAGCTGCGGCTCCGTCCGAGTTCCCTGTGTAGGGCTTGCTGTTAAGGATCTTTGGGTTTGCTGGGATAACGCTCATAATGTTGGTGGGTCTTTAGGTCGGTCTTTAAGACCATTGCCAGCAAGAAGACCAATTAAGCCACCTGCCAAAGTCATCAGCATCGGCGACAAAACTCCCCATGCTTCGGCGTCATTAGGACTCTGCTCTATAGGCTGTACCACAAAGAGAAGTCCGAAGATGAGTGATGCGATTGCCATGACGAACGATGCGGTCAGTCCGATTCCTACGATGAGAATTAGTCGGGCTTTAATTTGTTCGTTGCTTAAGCGTTTGTCTGTGGTCATGCGCAGCGTCTTTCTAGTAGACCGTTGGCTTTTGTGGTGTTGCAGTTTTCTCGGTTGCGGTCTGCACAAGCGGTCAAAATGAACGCGAGCACAAAACTAAAGCTCAATAGGCGTTTCATAAACTGGCGGTACGAAGTCTGTGCCGTTCCATGTGTAGCCGATACCTGCATATGTGCCACGAAAGTTGCCGTTGTAACTTGTTTGCAACCAATTGCCCTCAATACCAAGTGAGGCAATATATGTTTGCCCTACTGGTTCACTTTCTGGAAACGGCAAATCATCAATATCACTATTAGAAACAACAATAACTTGTGTAACAAAATTATTAGTTACTTGTGCAAAGTGTGCCATTACTTAAACCTCACCATTACTACGCCTGAACCGCCGTTTGACCCGCTGCCACCTTTTGCTCCGCCGCCACCGCCGCCAAAGTTTGCTGTTGCGTTTGCAGGTGTTGAAGAAGATGTACCGCCGCTTGCTGCGTTTGTGCCACCTGTGCCGCCTGTTGTGTTTCCCTGTCCGCCGCCACCGCTACCAAACACATTTGATGCACCGTTAAAAGTTGTGGTTAAACCTGCACCACCAGCACCGCCAACGCTTTCACTTGGCGCACTTGAGCCAACTGCCTGATTTCCGCCACCACCAGCACCGCCACCATTGGTTCCACCGCCAGCAGCACCGCCAGCCTTACCTTGTGTGCCTGCAATTGCTTCACCGCCACCACCGCCAGTAAGACCACGACTGCCACCACCAGACGCACCACGAGAAAAAATGTTACTTGAAGTGCCTTGAGCGTCACCACCACCACCACCAGCACTAGCAATGTAATAACCTGCAGGGAAAAACGACGCTGAACCTATCGTCCCACTTATGCCATTTGTTGTTGAGCCAGCACCACCACCACCAACCTCTAAACTGTATGTTGTTGCATCTAAATAGACGGTTGCTTTAGTAACACCGCCGCCACCACCACCGCCAGCGCCGTGGGTTGCATTTTTGCCACCACCACCGCCACCAGCAATGCATAAAATGTCAAACAAACCAGCCTTTGTAACTGTCAATGTTGCCGTCGAGTTGAAAGTCAAAAGCGTGTAATTTATTCCGCTGTCTGTAATTGATGAACTTGTGCCACCTGTTGCAGCGCCGTAAGTTGCTGCCTGTTGGCTAAAAAAAGTTGCGGCGCTAGCACTTTGAAAAACTAGCGTGCCACCCCCATATTGCGCTAACGCTAAACTTGAAGCTGTAGAAACTGTCGCCGTGCCAGCCGTAATAGTGCAAGTACCTGCACCCATGTTTTGTATCCAAATAGTGTCACCAGCGCTAAAAATTCCTGTGTTTACTGTGATCGTGGTAGATCCTGCAGCAGTCATTTGCACGCGATAACCGACATCACCGACCGCAAGCGTGTAGTTAGCAGTTTTTGCAGCGATTGGCAGAGTCGTGATTGCGTTTAGTTGGGCCGCTGTTAATACAGCCCCAGCGACGAATGGGAATGGCGTAGTCATATTTCTATCCTAAGACATTTTCTTCGTCAAGTGTGCCATACACAATGTCGTCCAAGATGAGCTCATAGACAATTGTGGTTGGCGAGGTGAAGTAGGTGACAGCGTGCCCAGCTGACAAAGTAAGCCGATGCTCGAGTCCTTCAATGGTCAGATCTTGAGCAAACTGGGTTGGGCCTGCCGAAGTTGTAATTGACTTTTGGATATTGATTAGGTCGCCGACATCGAGGAGCGCCAAGGTGTCTTGGTCTAGTGCAGGTGTGCCGGGGAACTCTGTGCCTAGAAAGTTAAAGCGCGGCTCTGGGTTGGCACTGATTAGGTATTCGGCAAGTGTCAAAGCTGCGGCGTCATTGTGGACAAGCGAGTCCGTAATCGAGCGCGTCTGAATTAAATACAAAGCTTGAGAAGCAAGGTTTTCGGCGACCTCTGGCGATGTTGCTCCAGCATGCTGAATTGATGCGCGGTTTACGACCGTGTCCGCTTGGAAAGAAATGTCAATAGCCGAGTAGCCAATCTGCGTACCGTCGTCATGGAACTCGGCTGTAGGGACTCCAAGCGTCTGTCCGATGCGCTTCTGGAAGACGATCGTGCCTTCACGATTTACAAAGATTCTTCCCTGCTCGGCTTCATTAATTTTGTTGGCGTACCCAGCGACCGAGGTGCCGTTGGCGACTGTGTAAGCAGCTGCACCGCCAAGGGTCGCCACGCCTGTCTCAATGCTCCGTGTGCCCGTATAGGCGACTTCTGGTAGATCTAGCAGGTCATCAAAACGCTCGCTTGAGAGCTGCTCTGTGACATTCCATTCGGCAAGAAAGGTCTGTCCAAGTTGGTAGGAAAAGTCCGCACAATTTACGGTCACTGTGTCGAGTCCGCCGAGCGTAAAGGTGTAGTCGTAGTTCAGGATGTAGCCAACCCACAAAAGTTCTTTGACATTGGTAGAGCTGTATCGAGAGAAGCGGACTTCGCGTAGTGGTGCAAGTCCTGGCTGATTATTGTTCGGATCAAAATATGGAGAAGTCGTGTCAAATGGGTTAAACACTCCGTCGGCGTAAGTGTCGTTTAATGTGAAGTTCATTGTGCCATAAGCGAATTGGTCGCCAGTGTTAGCGCGTCCGCGCTTTGCTGTAAGTGAGATTGCGCCGTCTAGGACGCTTGCGAATTGAGATGTACCGTCAAGCACATATTCCGTATTATCTAGTTCGCCTTTGAGATCGTCGTCAAGTGTGAAAGCGTTCCAGTCGTACCCTGTGTCGATTTCGAGGTCGTAGTTTCCTGACCCAAGTACCGCGACGCCAGCCATTAAGCGACCGCTATGTTTGCAGGGCCATTCTGCCTATTAAACGCTCTGATCGCGTTCACGACAGCTGTGCCGATCTCCGCGCTTGAGCCAAGACCGCCTGTGATGTTGATCGTGTAATTGCCCATTCCACCATTTTTTCCGTTTAATGGGATCACTGCCTCGGGCCCTTTTTCTCCGATCATCGCAAGCATCGGGCCACCTGTCACAATTCCGCCTTCTGCGAGCATCGGTATATTTGGGACATCGAAGCCTTTGCCACCTAGTCCCGGTACCCAGTCAGGAACGGAGAAGGATAGTTTGCCGATTGTGTTGTTCCAGAGTTTTGCGATTGCGTTAAACAGTGTCTTAAAAATTGCGAAGACGCCGTCGAAGTATGTTGTGAGTCCGTCAAAGACTGCTTTGCCGCCTGCGAGCATTGCCTTAAACACTGTGTCCACTATTTTTCGTACCGTGTCAAACTTGAAATAAAGCGCTGTCAAAATTGCAATAAAAGCGACGATCGCTAAGACAATGAGTGTCACAGGGTTAGCCAGTAGCAGAGCGTTAAACACTGCGACAACGCCGTTCACGATCATCTGTGCGGCTGCATAAACTTTCATAGCGGCATTAAGAGCCAAAATAGTTAGTGCGATCCCACCGATTGCGCCTGCGACAATGAGGAAGACTTGTGTGTTTTCTTGTGCCCATGCGCCAAAGGCGAGCAGTGGCGGAAGCAGCGCTTCGACTACTGGAATCAGTGCAGCACCAATTGATTCTTTGGTCTCTGCCAATGCAATTCCTAGACGCTTCATTCCGCCTTCGGCAGTTTCGGCAGCTGCGGCGGATGCTCCACCGAAAGTACCGCCAAGGACATTCATTACTTCTTCCAAAGATGCACCGTCTTTAATCATCATCTTGATCTCTGGACTAAGTGCAGCAAGTCCTTTCATGTTTCCGCCATACGCCTTAGCAAGAGCATCAGAGACGGTCGCTAGGTCTTTGCCCGATCCTGCAGAAATGTCTTGAGCGAGTGCTAGCGCTTTGTTTGCTTCCTCGATGTCTTTAGTTCCTCGGACAAGTGACGCCAGTGCCGGGCGAAGTTCAGAGTCCGCTACGCCTGACGCGAGACTCATCTTTGAGATCATGTCTTCGGTTGCTTTGATCTGATCGTCAGTTGCCCCAGTGACATTCTCAAGAGTGAGGGCAAGCTGTACTTGTTCGGCTTGGTCTTCCATTGCGGCCTTGGTAGCGCCTACAAGAGCAAAGCCCAATCCTGCGATTGCAGCTGCGGCAGGGACAGCCGCTTTCTTAATAGCAAATTGTGCCTTCTTGGACGCGCCTTCAAGGGATTGAAATTCCTTAATTGCGCGCTGGGTTCCCTTCGCGTCAAATTCTGAAATTATTGGGATGTTTACTGATGCCATTACTCGACTACATTCCGATCAACTTTGTCCATGACAGTCTCAACTATTCGCCGCATCTCTGACTCAACGGTGCCTTGATTCTTCTCCATTGCTTTCCACATTACTCTTGATCGCATGCCGTAGCGCGC